TTTTCTTGTTGCAAGGCTCTGCGGAATATCTCAACGCAACAGCCAACAGACTTGCCAGAACCTACTGGCCCTCGAAGGCCACGAAAGAAACTATCATCTTTCATAAATGATTTAAGAACATCACCATCTGGTTTGTACTTAAATTTGGTCAACCTTTTGATCCTTACCAAACTTAATCATGCGTTCAATAACTTCTGGCCCTATCACCGCAATTACTTTATCAGCCTCACGATCAGTACAAAACTCTTTGGGATGGTGACAAAGGTGTACCTTCTTCACCACTTTCCGCAAGATTTCACGTTCTTCAATTTTCAATGTGTGCAAGAAACTCATTTATTTTCTGTACATTTTTCTAAATTTTCTAATGGCAATTTCTTTTTCTCTTTTTTGGTCATAATAAGGATCTATGCCCTGTTGCTTGAGAGGAGAAAAACCGCCTTCTCGTAAAAATTTATCTAGTTCCATTTCTATTATATCTTGATCTTTTCTAGACATTAAATCAATAAGACCTACCTTTTTGGCTTTGGATTTATTTAATTTTCTATTAAGTAAAGTTTTATTTGAGGGTATATTTTTTTTCATTTATCTGTACCTTTTTGTAATACGCCTTGCGGCTTTGGGTTGCTTTGAAAACTGTTTACCCTTTGCAGTATCTTCACGCTTCTTTTTGCTACTTGCGGCATACTGTGCGCTACTCATGGCTTTGATAGCAGCAGATGGAAGGTATCTTTCACCTGTAGCTTTTGAGCCTTGTGTTGATGGCTTGCCAGATTTAGTACGCCATTTCTGACCTGTCCATCTCATCAAGGATGTTTGTGATGGCGCACGTGCCATTACTTGCCGACTTCCTTTTGTGCTACTTTATGAGCCTGAGTGAATGATCGCCCCTGTCTCATAAGTCTACGCATCAAGGCCATATGCTTTTTAGTATGATGCTTTGAGTGCTTCAAAAGAGTAGATTGTTGTCTTTTAGTAATCATGATGTATACCCTCCACCTTTTGATTTATAAGCCTTTGCAAGCATCTGAGCTTTTCGAGCAGACCATTGACCCGGTCTACCACCCTTGCCACTTGCCTTTATTCTGTTGAATAAACGCTTTCGCATACCGGGCTTTGTATAATTGCCAGCTGCATTAACTGCCATTAGTAAGACCCGCTACTTGCCTTTGATTTAACAATCTTCTTTTTCAATGCTTCTGGCAATGTTTTCTGCTTTGCAGTTAGCATTGATTTCTTTTTAGGACGACCCTTCTTTGAACCATAAGTTCCTTTTCCCATAGGCATCATGCTTTCCTCTTCTCTTTCATCTTCTTATAACGAGCCAGCAGCCGCCGACCCTTGGCTACCGCAGAGGCCTTATCACCACGATGACCCCATGCAATTAGTGACAGCTTTAATCGTGTAGGTCTACCCTTCTCATCTTTGAGTGGCCCTTTAGCAGATCCCATCCGTACAAGGAAACTACCTTTACGTCTTACCTGTTCTGGTGTTTTGGGTGCGCCTTTTACTGGCGCTTTCAAGTTGCCTTTTTTGCCGGACTTGGTTCTGTAAGAGGCGCGACCTTTGGCGTTGAGACCACCTTTGGGGTTCTGTCCGGCTTTCCTTGTCCATGCTGGCGACTTTGCCATTAGGCACTCTCTGCATCTATGCTCATTGCAAGCTGTCTGTTTTGCATATTAATTTGCATTTGCTCACGAGATTTAGGCATCTCCATCTCTACTTTTGTTTCAGGCTTTGAAATAGGTAATGCCATTGATGGTTCAGCTGCTTGCGCTTCACCAACAAATATATCTGTAAACTTATCCCATATCTGTTTGCGTTTGTTGGTCATCGGCCCTTCCATAACAAAGTCAGAAGCATTTGGTTCCGGCTCATCATCAAAATCCATATCAACAACTTGTGGCTCATCAGGTATGACAATACGAATCTTCATTGCATTAGGATCATCTTCGGGCATCATTACTTCACCAATCAAATGACCCATTTGATGCATCTTTTCATTAAATAATTTATACTTTGAATCATTAGTCGCAATGTCTACAGCCTCATTAATATAATCCATAGCTGTAACTTCGCGTCCCTCTTCCTGTAAAATTTTTTGTGCAAGCTGATCGGTAAAATCATATCTGTCGTAATCAACTATACGCTCTCCATCAACCATCTTGATTCTAAATTTGCCAAGAGCATTGTTGACAACATCAGCCATGCTATCAACTTCAAAGTTCTGCCAGTAATCACCACGATCCCCAACAGCTTTACGTACATGAGCATACCCAATCTCTCGAACCTGCCCCTCCTCTAAGTCACTAGCATATTTATTAGCAACAAGACGCATCATATCAAGAAACTCACCAGAAACATCATCTTCTGTAATAAGACGAGTATTGCCATCAACCATTGCTGGATTTACAGAATTTAAAATGCCACGAAAGTAAAAAGAAGCATGCTCAGGAATAGCACCACTCTTTGTGCCAGATGCAACAATAGAATCCAAAGCATCTAAGATTTGAGAATATGTATACATAACTCTACAACTACAAAAATTTTATTGAAGTTGTCAACGCACAATGATTATTGACTGCATTTATGCAATAGAGTTCTGATGGGAATTGCAAGAGAGTAGGTGGGGGTCGAGGGGGACACAGTCTAATTTTTGGGGGCCATCACTGCGCTTGACCATCTACGCTCGATACTTTCGCCAGCGCATAGCAACGCAATCTAGGATTGCTGCTATGCACAGCTAAAGTGCAAGGCTATGCATTGCTTTGCAATGCACCCTTGCTCCGCTTCGATGCTAGCTCAGGTCGATGGCCACGGTTATGTCGCCAGCGTGCATGTGCATGTGTCGCTCGGGAGCCTTGAACCCAGCTCTGTCTAGGATATCCTTGCTCGCTTCCAGCTGTACGTACTCACTCTTGGCTCCCTGAGCGAGCTGCACTAATCGCGCAGCGGCAGTCGTAGCGTTGATGCCGAGCGTCTCCGCCACTCGTTGCATCATATACGCCTGCACATGCTGCAACCGCAAAGCCTTACTGGCTGTCACTCTTCCACTCTCACCGCTTGCATATCCAGCTTCATGCGCGGCTTCTTTGATGCTACAGCCTGTTGCTACGAGAGTATCAACCAGCCGCGCTTGTTTGCTGGTCACTGCAAGCTGTTTGTTTGTCATCTACACATCCTCGCTAATCGTTGAACCCCCCCTATGTCCCCCCCTTTTACACTCCTTCGCCACGGCTTGTCAACGCACAAGCGAGAGCAAGACCTCACAAGCACTCACAGGTACGCCTCCTTTTGGTCACACCTCATCTCTGCCCTTTGCTCTCTGGTTGTGCGTCTTGTCACAGCAACCGTTCCTTCGTTTCTACAGTTGGGGCCTCCCCCCTGCGGATAGTCTGCATGCTGCACCCCAGCGTGCAGACGCTGCGCTGTCAATCCCCTGCCCGCACCACTTCTCGCTTCGCTCGAACCGGGTTGGGGATTGATCTGCCCTCTGTGGCACAGCCCTTGCCTATCTACCGCAGGGGGTTTTCCCTGCACTGTAGCTCCAAAGGAGGTTCCTATGAGCAAGACTACTAACCATTTCGCTTCAGGCTTCGATTCAGTGTTCCCAAAAGGAGATCGTTCTTCAGATTATCTCACAAAGAACATCACTCGCAAATGCGTAGAGCAAGCAAAGTGGCTCATCCAATCAAAAGAGGATGACATCTCAGTCCTCACACAGGATGGCAAAGCCATCGCTGGTGCTGACGAGAAAAACGAGGAGAACACGATTCTCATCTGCCGCAAATACGGCGCGGTGCGTGGCGCATTGCACTTCGATGACGTGGCACTTGACCGTATCGCTGAACGTATGGACAATCTCACCAATGAGATCACATACCTCAACAACTTTATCGAACAGATGAAAGCAGCCTTCAAGGAATGTACTGGCGATGTATTCACAGCTTCGAGCAAGCCGCAGAGTTCAGTCTCTTCCAAGAGAGCAGCTGAACTCCGCAACAGATTCAAGGCTGCATAGCAGCCTTGGCCTAGCCCTTCGGGGCTAGGCTACACAACCTTTCAAAGTTTCTCCCCCTAGGC